GATATTGAATATATGTATAAAGAATGCAAACGAACGCCAAAGAATAAAGAACCTAAAATACCTGGACTGTTAAAGAAACATAATATAAGCGCAATGACTCTACAACGTATGAGAGAATCATCTCAATGGCCTTGCAGAGATGGAGTATATTATTTTAATTGGCATACTGATAATGAAAACTGATAATTTCAAACGTCTTGACATTATGAATAAGGTATGATAAAATGTAACCATAAGTAAGAATTGAATGGAGTTTGATATGGAAAAGAGCCGATTCAAAGTTACTCTCAACTGGCAAGGTCAAGTGTTTGAAACCTATCATCAAGCAAAGGATGATAAGCAAGCACTTCGTTTTGCCATACGAAAGTTGGCTGACAAAGTTGGCTACACTAATGTTTATGTTAGGAATCACATTATGAGTAATGAGCATAGACGTTATGAGGTAGTAGAATGTTAAAAACCTTATACATTACATACTTTATATGTGCAGTAGTTTTATTCAATGTCTATTATAGTCTTAGAACTAATCATGTAGTAATCAATCCAAAGATGATGAATGAAGAAGAATTGCTCAGGTGTAATAAATTAAAGCCTGGGTTTTACTCTATGTTAGTTATAGAAGAGTCCAAGATATACTGGAAGACTAAGAATAGCACAGTGGTATGTGTTAAAGATAGGATTAATTAGAGCGTTAATTAATTAAACGGTCTTAATCGATGAAAGGAGAAAGTTATGAAAGTAACATTTCTATTAACTGATGAAAATAATGAGCAGCACTTTACAGTAGTTTTAAATGCTGAAGAAGCAGATAAACTCCGTAAAGTTAAAGAAGCGCATGATATAGATTCAAAGTCTGCCGCATTAAAGTATGCTATTGAATCTGGAATGGATTACTAAACAATTAACAATTTAACCAGAAAGGAGGAATCAAAGATGCCAAAACAACCTTGTTACAAGATTCAATTGTGGAGAGCACTACGAATAAAGGGATTTGAGGAAGAACTTGTAGTGGCTGCCTTCTATCCTGCGATGATAGATGGCCATCAAGTTAATTTGAATGGAACTGGGTGGGAATACTTTATCAACAAGTTTCACAGCTTAGGAGGATATAGAATATGCCGGAAGTAACTAAATGGCAAGTAGATGAAGCAAGAAAGATTGCTGATAAAGCCTATCTAACCTATTCAAATCTCAAGACTCTTTATCTCGAGGCTGAGAAAGATTGGATAGCGAAGGCTAATAAATTCAAAGCACTTGATTACCAACTAGCTGAAATAGATGGAAGATTGAAAAAGATTCCACCTTCAGCCGAACGAAAGACGAAAAAGCAACCTGAACTGACTCTCGAGCAGCTCCAGGCAATAGCGGCAAAGTTAGGCGTTTCAATAACTGTTGAAGAGCCAGAAGAAGACAATGAAGAGGTAATAACATCTATAATGGAGGACTCCGAACAATGTTAGAAAATATCATAAAGTCGATGAAAAGAGGGAATGCATTGTCTTTGCTATTCCAAACTATAATGCAAACTAAAGTACAAAAAGAAGCTGAAGCATTCGCAAGAAGAAATGCTATACACTTTGGTGGCTTCTCCAGCCAACATCACTCCAAGGCAAGACAGCAAAAACTCGCCTACATGCGCCAGTTTGGTATTAAGACTGGCAAAGCCTACCGCCGACACATGAAAGCTCAGAATCGAATTCTTCGTGAGGAGGCTTTAAACAATGCCTAAAATCAACTGTCTGCCGGAAACAAAGTGGAAACACAAAGACCACATTGCCACTCCTTCCAACATCGTAAAGAGTGAGTTCTCTGACGCTTACGAACTTCGTTATTCTGGGGCAGTAAGAAAGTATAAATCAGTGGCATTCAGGCCTAAGGCATTAAAGAGTGGGCCTGTAATTTATATAATGAAAGATGGCAAACCTATTAACAATTAACTATCAAAAGGAGAAAAGAAATGAAAGAAGGAATCGCAGGAGAAATTAGAATAGCCAGTGAAGCTACATCAATTCAGCCGTGGGAAGTAGCAGGGGAAAAAGAACTCATTGCAGCATCTGAGACAATGGAGTTGGTAAAGAGCTTCGAAAGGACTTTATCAAGAATATATCTTCACACACAGGAATGTAAAAATCCTGAATGTAACGTAGCTCCGGTCTTCAATGAAGTCATGGCTTTCCGCCGAGATCACTTACTACCAATCCTCAAAGAAAACAATCAGTTCATGTATGAGATGATCTTGCCTATTATTGTCATCTATATCGGCTGCTGTGGTGATAAAAATACAGCACAGAGAAGTCTCCTCTTAGGCTTTGCTGTCTCAAATGACCTAGCAAGAAAAAATTCTGAGCAGGATTAAATACACCATAATGTCCATTGACATTCATCTATAGGTATGTTAATATGTAATCACAATAAGGAACAATATCAAAACAAGCTGATGGAAGACTATGAAAGGAGGCTATCATGTTCAAACACTAATCAATTACAATCTATCAAGATCATTAGATCGTTTATTAATTAAACGGTCTGTTTATTAACCTTTAACAAGAAGGAGAAAAAGAAATGGAAAAATTGATCGTAGAAGCAAAAGTACCTGAGAAAAAAGAAGGTGACAAAGTTGTCCGTAAACAGATTGGCCCGATTCAGATCTCAGTCGAGACTGGCTCCACCGCTGCAGAAATGATTCAGATGTTCGGCGAAAAGGCTGTCAAGAGCAATGCCGATGCAAACTGGCGTGTGACTATCCAGTCCAACATTCGCGCTCGCTTACTCAAAGGCGAAACTGCCGAACAGATTCAGGCCGCACTCGGAACTGCCAAGATGGGTGTTGCTGTAGCCGGAGCCAAAGTCGATCCTATCCAGGCTTACCTCGCTCTGTTTGCCACTGCATCGCCGGAAAAGCAGAAAGAAATGCTGAAAGAACTGCAGACCAAAGCAGCTGCAAAATAAACTTTCGTCGCCGATTTCAAGTTCCATCGAGCCCTCCAAAACCTCTGCTGGAGACAAGCATTCACTGCTGGACTGCTGGTAAGTTTTGGAGGGTTCTATTGGACTTTGAAAAAATGTACCAAGTCTCACTTAGATGTCAAACAAATGAAAGGACGAAAAAGCTAATGAATCAAAGTAATCGCTGGAAGAACATAATGAAAGCGTATCCCTTCGAGGAGAAGCGCTTAGCTAAATGGCAACCTCCTTACATCGTCCAGCCTAAATATGATGGAGTTCGCTGCCGAGCCATTCCTATTGCTGGTGCAAATGGAGATAAGTGTCTTCTACTCTCTTCCGAGGAGAACATTATATTTAGTGTTCCGCATCTGAATGAGATTATAGGTGGCCTTAACATACAGGCCGAACTAGATGGCGAACTCTACTGTCATGGAATGTCCTTTGAGCAGATAGTCTCAATCACTTCTCGCTCAGTCAATCTCCATCCAGACTACAATCGTATCCAGTTCCACTGCTTTGACATTGTCAACTCAGAACCTCAGATGAAACGCTCCTTAATCATTGAGAACCTTCGTGGTCTTAATCCTCATCTTGTTGTCGCGCCTTTCTGGCTCTGCGAAAATCTCGATGATGTAATGAGAACTCATGATAAACTTCAAGAGCTTGGCTATGAGGGAATAATAGTTCGCCATACACAAGCGCCTTATGAACTTAAACGTTCTTTGTATGTTATGAAGTTTAAAGCAAAGAAGGAGGACGACTATGAAATCATCGGATACAATGAAGAGGTCTCAATATCAGGAGAGAGTAAGGGAACTCTGGGAGCTCTCGTTTGCAAGTCAGGTGATGGAAACACCTTCCACGTTGGTACAGGCTTTTCAGAAGATGTACGAAGAGAATTATGGCTCAAAAGAGAAGAGCTATTTGGAAAGACAGCCAAAGTAAAGTATCAACATTTAACTACAGGCAAACAAGTTCCTCGCTTTCCTGTATTCGTAGAGGTAATTGACTAATGAACGAACCTTGGAAAGACAACCCTTTAATCTGGCAATCCTTCTGCAAAGAACGAGAATGCTTTAATCTCAAAGAGGCTCAACTTCTCTTCACCAACACTCGTTCAATGAAGGAAGAATACGAGTGGTTCAAAAAAGGCTTTATATCAAGAGGAAGAAATATATAGTGGAAGATCTATCATATCTCAATACAGAATATGCAAGAAGTAAAAGCATTGAAAGTTACAATAACGAAACTAAAACTAAGGAGGAAAAGCAAATGAAAAGACAGTTTTTTATTGCTGGAGTACAATTTAGACCAAAAGATGAAATAGCGGCTGCATTAAAAGATCTTGCAGTAGGTGACACTCTTACATTAGTCCCAGAGCCGGATAATAGATTTGACCCTAATGCAGTCAGACTAGTTCATGCTCTGAAGACAGATAAAGAGGAAATATGCTTTCTTGGTTATGTTCCTAAGAAATTCTCTTCAGAAGTCTCTGCCCTTCTCGGCATCGGCACACCTGTCATATGCACCGTGGACGAGGTCAATTCTGCAGCCAAAACATATGAAATGTTCAAAGTAACAGTATCTATTCCGGTTGAAGATGACAATGGAACCTTTGAAGATCACAAAGAGGAGTATAAGAGATGAGAGAAAAGCCTGAACACACTAGCGTCTCTGATGACGCATGGTTAACCTTTAACGAACTAGCTGACGATCAAGGCTATGGTGATTCAGAAGACGACTGGATGCCTTGGTTTAAAGCTTTCGAAGTCGGCTTCATAGCCGGATTGGAGGACTAATGAAAACACTATACTGCTCAAACTGTGGTATTCAATTAAGAATAAACAGAAAGGCCTTGCCAAATCTAGGAATTATTCTCGACCTGGTTGAGCCTCATACTTGTTTGGAAGTGCCAATCGATCCTTCCAAAGTCATCGTAGTTGCTCCTATCATAGCAAGTAATCAAAGTAAGTTCGTTGAATCATTAAACGGTCTTAAATCATTACCTCAGCCACAATCTGAAGGTAGGTCTCTTCGTCCTTCTTTAATGACTGGCACTGATAACCTCCGCGATAGACGCTTTGATGGTAAAGAAGTTCCTTCAACTGCTCCTCCTTCCATCCTTGACCAGATTAAGTCAATGAGCAACTCTATCCCTGTCAACGAGGTTAAAGAAGAACTAACCGACGATGCAGAAATGGGAGGCTAATAAATGCCTACTAAACATGTCTTCATTGTTAATAAAAGTTCCCACGACTTTGAGCCGGCAAAGAAATACGGAGATATTAAATTCCTCAGTGAAGGCTCTATGAATCGCTATGCTACTAATTCTATGGTAAGACAGTTTAGCGAAGTCATGGCTTTATCAGAGGCAGGGGACTACATTGTCCCTTGTTCTCTCAATGTAATGAACTCGATAGCCTGTGCTATCTTTGCAAAGAAGCACGGCTGCTTAAATTTGCTGTTATTCAAAGATGGTACTTACATTGAAAGGAATCATAAGTTATGAATTTAGTAATAGCAGTGAGTGAGAGACATTTTGAACACTGGTGTAGAGAAATTGGACTACCTACTCAATTTGTAAGGTATATATACTCTCCAAATCAACTACGAGGATTACTTGGAAGGGCTGATATAGATATATTAACACTTCCAGAATGGTGGAGAGAGAAATCAACTTCTATAGTTGATGAATTTAATGAATTGATAGAAGAACATTGGAAAAGAAGAAATAAACTGTAAATAAATAACCTTCTTGATATTCCCTTGAAGGTCTGATACAATGTATTACAAACAATGAAAGGAGATGAAAGATGCATAAGAAGATACAAGAAGCAATAGATCTTCATTTAAGCTGTATAAAATCCTACAACGACACCGAAGCCGATCTCGAATTATGTGAGAAGCTCTTTCCAAATGCACAAATCTCACTTAATCCATCACAGGTTAATATATACTGGGTAGCTAAATCTATAAGTGAGGTGAAGGCTAACTTGGCTCTTCTGGCCAAGAATGGTATAATGTTAGAAAGATTTAGTCCTCACGACACAGACCCAGTCTGGATATTAAAAGGTCTTTATGTACAAATCTGCTTAAGACCTCAGTGGCAGACTGAGACTGAAGAAGGAGCAACTTGTCGTCTTGTTCAGATTGGAATTAGACAAAGTGAACCAGTTCCTATATTTAAACTAATGTGTGATGGAAAGTTTATTGAGGAGGAAATGAAATGAGCTTTCCTATTCCTTATCACACTTCATGGGACATTAAAGACTCATCCAAGCTCGATGACTATCTCCGTTGTCCTCGTTACTACTTCTACCACTACATGCTTGGCTGGGCACTTGACGTTCCTGAACATGACTTAGTCTTCGGTGATGCTTTTCACCATGCTCGTGAACATCAGTTACTCTTCGGCTATGATGATATCTCTGGAGCATACCAAGCATTTCTTAATGTCTACCGAAAGGAGTTTCCTCCTGAGACTGACTCTCTCTACGCTCCAAAGAACCCAACAGCCATTCTCTGTGCTATCACTCAGTTCAGAGATCTCTTCAGCCGTGATCTTATTGACAATGAGGTTGTCGAACTTGATGGAGTGAAGATGACTGAAATGGCTGGAACAGTCCCTATTGATGATAAGCGTGTCCTTCACTATCGAATGGACTCTATCATGCGGCGTAAAGTTGATGGAATGATCTTCTCATGGGACCATAAGACTACCTCTGGCAAGTGGATTCATGACACTCGATGGGACCGTGACTTGTTCCTTGGAATTCAGAATGGCACCTATACCCATTGCCTCTACTGTATGTTCCCAGTCGACCAAATCCTTGGTGTAGAGTTTGATAAGACTGGATTTGAGTATCTTCGTAAAGGAAGTGTTAATCGGCCAGCTGGTTATTATGCAACTACTCGTCGTGTCCCAGCATTTAAAAGTCCTGAGCAAATGAACACTTGGCTATGGCTAGCTAATACACTCTTAGATGAAATCGAACGAGATATGGATAGGCTTTCTCAATGCACTGAGAGCGATGATGTCTTTATGGCTTTCCGCCAGAACCCTAAAGCCTGCAATGACTACCGTGGATGTGAGTTCCATGACTACTGTCTTGCATGGCAGAATCCATTACGAAGATGTTACGAGCCACCTCTCGGTTATATTCAGAAGTTCTGGAATCCTGCTGAGAGAGAGGCTACTGTGAAGAAAGACTTAACATTTCAGATATAAGGAGTAACAAATGGCCTATGATGCTGCTGCTGAACTCTCAAGAGTTCGTAAATACTATGCCGGTGATCCTTTGCAAAAACGCTTCAGTGCTTTAGTCACCGGTGAAACTAATTCCGGAAAAACTTTCCTTCTTCGTACAGCAAGAAGACCTGTCCATATAGATTCTTTCGACCCTGGTGGAACAAAAGGTCTCCGTGATCTCATTGCCTCAGGTGATGTTGTGGCTGATACACGATACGAAGACGACGACCCTTTCTCACCAAAAGCTTATGCCGATTGGAAGAAGGCAACAGATGT